TTTGCACAAGAGACCAGCGGCAGGGTGAGCTTGTACAAAATAGGTCAACTCACCCTTAGTTCAAAGAACTCTGATCGCGCTTATAAAATTTGTGACACCAAAAACCCGGCTCGCGCCGGTAAAAAGATATCACTTATCTTAAAACGGCGCGACCAGTTTTGGGATTATTCAATCCCTCACCAGCAGGTCACATGCTGGTAGACTCTATAGAAGAGGAGTCATCACTCTCATTTGAATGCACCGGTTATGTCCGGCCCCCACTAGGCTAGTGGGGCTGGTGGCACTGGTTCGTAATACATCCGAGGTAGACCAGTATACAAGAAAACCTGAAAGTCTTCACCAGCGGCTACAAAAAGATCATAGCAGCCAACGGTAGAGGCCAAATCAGGTCGGTCAAAAATCTGGTTAATAAAAACCGAATAGAACTGACAAAAATCATCAGTCCCAGTTGACCAATTCTGTGTCTTTCCCGGAGCAAATCTGTAACGAGAGTACCATGGCACTTCGAATTCCAACACAGGATTTACTTTGGATGTAGTAAACGCAAGACCCTCATGGCCTGTCTGTTCCTTATCCCGAGTACTTCCTTGCAAAACGGTGGAAGCAGCTATCTCTGACGACGAACTAAGTGCAATAGCAGAATATGAACCAGATGAAAGAGAGAAGGCACCACCATTAGCAGAATGTCTCGAAGCTGTGATGTCGCAATACTGTACACCACGTTTAGGTATGACTTTGTAGCGAATACCGCCTCGCCAACCACTAAACATATATGTCAACCAATGTAGTAACACGGTGTTAACAAAATTATAGGGGGCAGCGGCAGCTGTTGAATGTATAGCACCAGCAACATTTCCTCTTAGAGCAGGAAACGCTTTCGCTTCTAAATTCACGAAACAAGCATTACCAATGTTGCCTGGACCAAAAGTCATCCAACGATTGTATCTCTTAAGCATTGTGCGAAAACTACGTATAGATTCGCCTGTAAACATGAGATTTGTCACTGGTAACGTATAACTTGGAACGGCTATATTCTCAGACTTCTTTTGTATGGGAGCATTCGGCTCGTCAGTATGTTCTGACTCAGGAACAGTGGACGTGTTCCTGTCTTCCATACCAGATTGGGGTCTTAGTTCAACTCCACTCTGTGGTTTAAAAACGAAGTTTTGAAAATGTGGATGTGGTACAAATACTTCAAAGTCATCACCCATTGAAACATATACGTTTATTTCAATGTCATTGGCAGCTGTACTATTGGGAGATGTAAGTTCATTTACAACAAACACGCTCAACACACCATTTCCCAACTGATCATTATATGTCAAGGGGGTTGTATTATACATGTTTGTCACCAAATCAATTCCAGGTTCAGCATGCTTCATCAAAGTCTCAGGTTGTCCAACACCAACCTCCACAGTAACATCTTGCTCATCAGCAATATCAATCACTTTAAGATAATTGGTATTATATTCATTAGAATCAACTTGATTAGGATCATAAACTATCTTGATCCTACCCTTGTGAAAAGCAGAACAAACGATTTGGAATCGGAATTTCATCTTCCCAGTCCAATACTCAAATGGCAAAGCAGCAGCAGCGCAGGCGGGAAACAAGTAAGCGGATCCTGTTGCATTCCAAACGCAAGGATCTACTCTACAATTCCATAACAAACCCGTAGTTGGAGACTTGGTTATGCCTTCAGCTGATGTGGACATCGGCCAGGAAAAAGTGGTCAAATAGGATTCCCTACTGGCAATTGCAGCGATATCCATTGGATCATGATCACCTATTCCACAAACTACTGGATCTATTGTCAGCTCCTGTTTATCATCTACTGTCAGTTTATTAACCACGTCAGGTACAGTGGTATTTGCTAGAGATGAAACTGCCGTAGGTCTATATGGCTCAGGAGCTTTTGTCAAAGGTGGGCGACAATAGCCAAACAATTTAGCCAATTCTGCAGCAGCGCCAGCTGCTTTAGATGTTGCTGTAGCGTACGGTCCTATAACAGGCATATTAGATAGCATACCTGTATACTTAGACACTGCTGAAGCAGGACCGGAAACGACACCCTTTTCATTAGCCTCATCAACTTCAACACCAGATTGTGGGCTCAAACTGCCAACATCCATAGATGTCAACACCGACAATTCAACATTCTCGGCCCATGCAAACACACTAACGGTCAGTGGATCTGTGCCACCATTAGCATGAGCTAGAGAGTTAATACTTCGCAACCACAATTGCCCTAGATCACTCCAACCTGCATTTTGGACCCAACAATTATTCTGAAACTCGTGAAATGGTATCACCATTTCACCTCCCATAGAATTGGTTGGGTCGATAAAGACTTTGGGTCTTTGTGACCACTGGGTAAAATCTGCTAAAGTGGTAGTCAGCGATAGAGAGTCATACGTTGATGTGTCAAATGGGCCATACGCTGCGACAGCTCTTCCATAGTAAAATCCATTTCCATTCACCACCACTTTCACGTGTAAATCTGCACGGAGCAGGTTATAAGTCGTTATCCTATTCTCCACTCTGGAATCAGTAAAATAAAGATTCCAAGGATCTATGACTACATCAATACCTGCTCCAACGCTCCATGTTTGCTCATATATCTTAACGGGTCTGGAAAAGAAATTCTGCAATGCAGTGTCCTTCGTATCTGTCATTGCACGGATAGGATCTTTCCTTCCAGATATCATTGTAGTTGGACCATTGTATTGGTCAGAAAACCTCACATTCTGTGACTTCATTGTTTCTGACAACGCATAGTCCTGTTCAATACCAGATTGTGGTTCAAAGACCTCACAATCTATAGCCATCAAGACAACATCAACTATTGCTTCCAACTCTAAGTCGTCACTCGCAGCACTATCAGTACTAACGTAGAAACAGTTTCCACTAGAGTCAGAATAGCAATAACTAACTGTAGACGTAGAAGCAGTGCGAACACGCTGGGGAACTGACTCATCCGAGTCGCTCCCTTCTTCATTTCTGTTTATATTATTATTATTATTTTCATTACAAAACAAACAACCGAGTTTACTTTAAAACACATGCACAACTCAATGCAAGTGAGTTACAGGTTTTCACAAGTGGACGAAACTTTCCCTTAAATAAGGGTACTCCACGGGGGGAGTGTCTCTACATATAAAAGCCTCACTAGGCTCGCACAAAACATGTAAAATACGACAAAGTGGGTAACCAGATATATGCACATTTTTGCTACTCCATAGAATCCAGATCTGGAACTGGACTCGCCTTTTATGGACATGCGACAGGTCGTATAAATATGCAAACAAATAAATATGCAAACAAATAATTTCTTAGTTTATAGACATCATTCGGTCTGTAAAATATATATATATGAACTTACTCACAGAATGGAAGGGGATCTTCTGGGTTAGAGAATTTCTCATACCCAGAATGGTATTTATCCTTCCATTCTTCCACACAAGTATCATAATCTGTGTCAAGCCGAAGACACAAGGAGCCAACTACAGGTATTTTAGAACACACCTCCTTAAGTTGCGCTCGCCTGCGCTCATAAATCTCCTCACCATGGTTCTCCCATTCACGTAAGGCACTATCTATATTTTGAGCACAAGCCCATTCTTCGGTATGACCACATTTCTTCTTGGAATACATATAACAATGTAACATCTTAAATATAGATTTTTCCAATAGAGCCCCCACAGTAGCCCCCTTCTTAGGGCAATATCTGCTCACTCTTTTGAGGAACTCATAATCTTCATCAACCAAAAACGGAACAAGTTCTGATTCTTTATCAGGCATAGTATACGTCTGACCATACTTCTCTAGGAATTTAGATATATGACGTATATTGAAATCCTCAAAACCTTCCTTTACCGAACCCATATTGTCATCCCCATAGGTGATGAGTGCCACAACTTCTCTAAATGGAATTCTTTCATCAAATGATTTGGGAGCGTACAATGAGTAAAAAGCACATCTCAAATTGAGACTCCCGCATATGCCATTAATGATGACTGTCAATGAATTGCCTGAAATATGCGAACCTTCAGTCAATCCAATAAGATCTCCATTGAATGCTATCATGGCAAAAACAATATCACCCGTCATGGCCTCCATTATTCGGATATCTTCTTCAGAATAACCACAAATTTTGGCCATATCAATGAGAATGCGCAACGCAGCGAAAATTAACTGGGCTGGTAATTTTTGATCATACTTCCCATAGTCTCCTCCAATTAAATGTTTATACTTTCGAACGAACTTATCCAACTCTTCCCATTCAGGGCCATGACTATTGATCCCTACGGCACACTCAGACTTGAGTGGAAAAAGTTGTAAAACACGTATTAGAGGAAGGAAATACCTCCTGATGAGAAACGTCAAAGCTATTGGATTTCCAAAGAATATCCTACATTTCTCTTTCGCCAAAATCTCATCTTTCTTGCAACCTTTACTGACAGTATAAGCTCTCCAACCTTTTTTGTAGCACTCCACACAACGAGTGATTTCTTCCCAAACTAAAGGGATGAAGTCACGTGTGACCGTGCCATCTTTGTTGAGTTTTTCAATGATGAAGTTCCTCTTGGGTCCCGTAAGTGGATACCCAATAGAAGTTGCCATCTTGATAGCGTCTAGAAACTTCTTGCCCTGCACACCAAGTATGTTCTCTTCATCGCTCAAGGGTTTCACTTCGCCAATAATGTCAGAACGGAATATCTCCTCTAGTGACTCCTTATAATCCAGGATTGCCAGGTCTAATAGATCTGGACTGAAAGAACGTGCTGGATTTGCCATATTGGAGAGACATTTTTGCCAACCATACCATTCAGGTTTGAGCTTGGGAGGACGCCATATATTAGGTTCATTCATTACCTCTGTTATCAGATGCGAAATCTTTGTAACTTTCACATCAGTTTTAGATGTTGTTTGACCCATACAACGACCATAGTATTCAATTTGAGAATTAGGTGGCATCCAATGCAATGGACTTTTTGGATGCACTTCACCTTCAATTCCGAAATTAACACTCAGAGACTGTTTGTCAAATTTCCAAGCACTCCCAGATAGCACAACACCATCAAGTTCTCTGAGCATCTCTTCAGCCTTCCGGTATTCATCGAGAGTAAGCACACCATAACACCCGTTGGGTGTTTTGGCTTCACCACCCAGATGGATTCCTGAAACACAGGAACCACCACCGTGCGATATCAGAGTTGCTCCACAGAGACCATCAAATGTTTTGAAACTGAGGTTGGCATAAACACCTCCTTCAGTCCTACAAACACCATTGTCAGCTATGCCAGGTTTGGCTCTCCCAGATTCGATCCTCATCTCTCCACTCTTCTTTCTCCACATAAGAGTGAACTGATGTTCAGGCATGTTCTCTTTAGGAAGTCTATCACTGATATCAGCGAATGATCCACCATTTGGAACATAACATACCATAATATCTTTACCCGGAATTCTGACAGATTTCTTGACAGAAAGTGGACAAGTGAACTTACCACCACAATCATTGGGTTTCTCCTTGCGGAATGTGCAGATAATCTCCTCGTTTTCAAAATAATGACTAGGTAATATAGCAACATTGGAACGAGTGAAGAGGGCATTAGCCATCAAAACTCTCTCTTCATCAATGCCAACCGTCACATAAACGAGATTTTTGTCCACAACATTTTGCATGTCTTTGGGAGAAGTACAGACAGACTTCGGAGTGAGAGGAAGTTGTCTCTTGGTAATGGAAGCATACTCCGTCCAAGGATTCTCTTCCTTATCCCTCTTCGCAATGTCTTCTTCTGTCTTGGGCTCCAAACTTCCTTGAGGTTCCATTCTGACCCACCTCCTATAGACCTTCGCTAGCAAATACAAGGATCCGACAATTCCAGCTGCTTTGAATATAGTGGGTGCATGTGTATCTCTCCACAATTTCAAAGATGGGGCAACACCAAGCTCATTCCTCTGCAATAACTCTTGTCTATATTGTTGGCTAACAATTTTAACCATAGCCGATTGGCGTATGGCGCAGTAAGGCAAGATAGCTCCAGCAGCGTGCAAAGCAAGGGATTGTTGTTTCACGAAAGGAATGCGACGAACTAGGGGTTCATGTTGAAACTTTCTCTCCATCAAGCCCAATAGGCCTATGGTAGCAAATGAACCCAGCCACATTATAGATGACCGGAAAACATACCGCTTCTTGATCTTGTTATAATCCATAATCATCATAGCTTTCTTGAAATAACTGTTGTTAACCCAACTACTTGGAATGATCGACAACCAATCCCAATGACGAGCAAACATCTTTGCACTTGTCAAAAGCGCTAAGGATGCAGCACCTTCAACAGCAGCGCCCATACCAAACAGATCAGTAGTTACCTTATCTGCAATGATACCAGTGGCTCGTGAAATTCCATCATATAAGATGTCACCAGTTTCACGATCTTCACCACTCTGCTTGTCAAAGTCCACTTTTTCCTCTTCAATAGGTGGTAACTCAGCAATTGTTGGCTTGAACTTCTTCTTCTTTTTCTTCTTAGTATCAGGAGGTTCTTCGGGAGGAGGCTCGAGAGTCACTTCACCACAAATGAAACTTTCGACTTTATCCTCAAGAACCTTCTCATCCTGCTTCTTCTTTCTAAACCAATTAAATAAACTGAAAGGACTACCAGGGTCATCATCATCATCATTTTCATCCGCTGGAACCAAATTTGGAGCCTCGGGATGAAGATCACAATAACCCTTGATAAATTTGCATCCAGGATGAGGGCATCTAACGACCTGATGTTGGCGATTCATGGCCTTCTCTACAATATCGTTCTGTTCCTCCTCATGTTTGTGGAATCTTTCAATGAGGAAATTCATGACAGTTTTAAATGAGACATTTTTCAATGGAACTCCGTTATGGACAACCGTTCTATATGTGGCAACCTGATGCAACTTTTCAGGTTTTACTGCTTTTTCAACGGTCAAATACCAAATGTCATCAAATACAGGATCTCGACCCAAGGATTTATTGAAAGCCTTGACTTTTTCAGAATCAATTCCCTGTGTGATATCATCAACTATGAATTGAAATTCCTTCTTAGCCTCAACCATTATAACATAGTGAAATCGTCTTTGAATGGAGTACGGACAATTTGACCACAAGGCGGCATCAACATCCTTCTTATTGGTATTAGCCATCATTATGCAAGGTTCAACAAAAATCTTACCTTTTCCTTCCAAATGGGCGACGTTAGCATAGTAAGGTTGGTTATTGCAAACATCGACAAAAACGCGAGTTGGTGGACTCTTTGCAGTTCCACCTTTCTCGTTTGCAACATCATCAACAGTCATAACAAGCTTATCTGTCGTCCAATTGGACATAAAAGGGTCAGCGGGATTGTAAGTTGCTCTGTATTGTTTGCCTATAGGAAGTCCGGCACTAACAAGCAGAGCATCAATTAGCTGATCACCAAAGGTTGTTTTCCCTTGACTACTTTCTCCAAAGAGTTCCAATGTGAAGGGTGCTTTCCTCACTCCACTACTAATTTTAAGAGTGATAAAATCATTCTTTATAGTCAATAGTTTCATAAACTTATCACTTAGCAATTTCTTCTCAAAACTCTTAGCTCCACCAATCAAACCCTTGACTTTTGTCGTTAAGGTTTCAAGGCGCTTATCAAATTCTTGATCAGAAATACCTGTAACTTTCATAAGATTTCCATTTTGGACCAAATCCCACCACAGCATAATATTAGCATAATCTGTCTCTAGCTGGGTGGCAGAACGATCAGAAATCAAGAAAGGGCGCAATGATTTAGTTTTGAAAGATTCATACATAGTCTCAACAAAGAACATGACAGACCCGAACATAGCATCAATAACATCAAGAGCCGATCCATGGACAATTTCCATATCAGGTTCAAAAATTTTATAGTCCATGATGCTAAATGTGACATCTGAAATAGAACACATTTGAGCTGTCACAAGAACTCCGAGAAATTTAGATATTTCAGAGAAAAGTTTATTGCCTTTGATTAGGCTCCAATCATCTCTACAAGCTCTCAACAATTGCAGCCATTCAGGATCATCATCTCCTCTTTCACTGCCAGACTGCGCTGTCATTGGATAAAGTTCTTCCAAATAAGCAGTGAGCTGAGACGTGGCTGATTTAGACATAAAACTACGGAAATATAGGAAGATGGCACTAACAACTCCAGCATAACTAGAACTACTCTGAATTGTCAATAATAGTGCACTAATACCTTCCATTTCTCTAATGAGTTGATCTCCTATGTCAATATTGCCAAGAGTCCCAATTTCCTTAAGAAAGCCACGTATAGAGTCAAACTTCTCAAAGCCAGATTGTGGTTTATATCTCTTACGATGAATCTCTTCTCTTTTAGCTTCCTTTATAGAACGAGCAACTAAATTGCTTTTGTTTTTCTTCTTAACTGTTTTTCTGTTATTCTTGGGAACAGTGCAGAGCCTCTCTAAGGGTGCACTCCCAAGATATTGAGTTATTTTAAAGTCTGTCATGGCGGAAAAGTATTTTGTTCGATAATTATTCATAATTTGAAATAATTTATAATTAATACTTTGCTTCCTAATGACGAGATCGTGGTATCTTTACAACACCACTACTAATCCCGTCCCTTGTTAAGGTCCCCCTGGCTCATCCCAGGGGAGATACAACGATTAGCCTGGCATGCTAGGCCCCGTGCATACGTCGATATATCACGGCAAGGACAAATCTTCTCTAAGGCCAAACTATTACTCGAATACAACCGGTTTGCACACCAAAGAGCGTCAATACATGACTAACCTCCACTTTAAGTTGTTTTAGGTGTTTAATAAATAATTTTTATACCTAAAGTGGGAAATGGAAACATTATATCCACATGTTCATAAATAATATACAACTTTCTAATATACAACTAACATAAAACATATATAGGGGGTTACTGATAGACCAATAAATGGTACCCTCAGTAGGGGGCGAATAAGAAAAATTAAACAGGCATACGGAATGCCTGAAAAACCTTACTAGAGAACGTGTACGCAAATAATTATTATTTTCATTACAAAACAAACAACCGAGTTTACTTTAAAACACATGCACAACTCAATGCAAGTGAGTTACAGGTTTTCACAAGTGGACGAAACTTTCCCTTAAATAAGGGTACT